TCTCCTAAATTAGTAGCTTTTACATAATCTTCTGGATCTAAAATAAAACATTGATGTGCTGTCATTGATAAATTACGGCAGGGATAATATCTTTCCTTACCCCGAATGTTTAACAAAAGACCAACACACTCTTTTGGATCTTCTGTTTCAGCATGATTAAGTGCAGCGTCTTTCCAATTCATGTTGCAATAGTACCAATAGAAGGAAATTCGGCTCTCGTACATTGTCTTTGTGGAGCACGAATACCAGCAAGATCAAAAACAGATGCAAGTTCAAATTGCACCACTTCTCTATTTTCTGCTGATTTTCTATCAATTTTATAGATTTCTTGCGGAAATTCTGCGGTATTATCTGGTGTTCCATAAGGATTTATGTCTCCAGGAAAATTAACAGCATCTAAAAACCTTGCAAGAGTTCTGATACGAGTAACAGTTGCACCTGTTAAATCATTACCTGTAGTTGTGCTGTTTACATTCAATAAAATAGCTGTAATAGTTCCAAGTGCGTTACTAACAGTCAATGTCGGTCTAGGTAATTGCCCTTGTCTGAAAGCAAAACCTTCAGCTTTTATTGGAAATCTTTGATAACTATTACCAGCCCAAACTAATTCTCCGTTATCTTTCAAAGACGAGCCAGTATGGAAACGATAAACAGTAGTAGCACCATGCAAACTATTATCTAAAGCTAAAGTGAAAAGTTCTATTATTGCCGATGGGTTTGTATTCTGAAGATTGCTGACAATAGCAGAACTGCTCATGGTTCAAACACCTCTCTAAATGTTGCTTGTACTGTGGCTCTATTGTTATATGGTATAGATTTTGACCAACCTTCGCAAACAAATTGACTTGCACCAGATAAAGTAATCGAAACATTTCCACTATTAGTAGCACTAGCAGCCGCAGTAACAGTAAAGACATTTGAATCAGTTACCGAAGCAACAAGGAACGTACCATCAGTTGCCGATCCAGTAGTGTAATCAATAGTAAGTTCATCTCCTACAGCTACACCATGACTTGAAATCGTAATTGTTACTGTAGTACCTGATTGAGAATAAGTTCCTGTTTTTGTAAACCCTTCTCCTGGTGGAGTAAAAGTAAAGCTGGCACTATCATTTGCTCTACTGTCTAAAAATCCTTCTATGGTATCTGCATCTGTTTCCGACACGTTGAAAGTAAAATTGTATATTTTAGGATTTTGATGAGCAGCAAGTCCAAATAAAATTCTGTGTTCGTAGCCGTCAGCAAAACGAACTGTTCTAGTTAATGGTGCGGATCTTTTTTGTTGTCCGTATGTTGGTGTGATTGATGGAAAAGTAGCCATTATGCAAGTAAACCTCCAGGTCTTTTCTGTTTAATTAATTCTGTCTCTATAGCTGCTGATAATGCAAGTCCTAAAGCTCTTCCTTCTCTTTCATCTCCTTCTACGTTAGAACCCGAAGCATCTACGTTTACTACGATATTTGTTGAACCACCTAAAGACTCATTTGGAGTGACTGTACCTGTAACTCCTGGAGTAAACATCTCAGGCCCACGTTCTCCTACTAAATAAGAACTACCTGATCTTGCAGTACCGCCATTAGCTAAGCCTCCTGCAAATGGATTTGCAACTCCTGTTAAAAAGTCAGAAGATTGATTTATTCCTAAATTTCCTCCACCGAATCCTCCACCGAATCCTCCACCAAATCCTCCAAGTAAATTACCAAATAAACCTAATATTCCTTGCTGAAACTGATTAGCTAACATTCTTGCAGCAGTATCTAAGAAATGATCTGCAATACGATTTAACATATTTCTGAAAGCATCAGTAACAGACATTGTTCCTCTAATAATTCCCTTAAATGAATCTTCAAACGAAGTTGCCATTACGTTTGAAAGACTCATAACCATATGTATTGGATTTGCTAATTGCTTCATTTCATCTTGTAAATCTTTTACCTTATCGTTAATAGCAGAAAAAGCTAAAGTTCCTGATTGTCCAAATTGACCTTGTGCTTCATTTACTAAATTAAGTAATTCTCTAACTTCTTTAAGCGATTGTTTTAAATTTTCTATATCTTCTACCCTAGATTTATCAAATTTTGCTTGAAGTTTTCGCCCTCTTTCTTCTGCAATTTCACTAGCAGGAGTAAAGTCTCCTCCCATACCAGCCCCTATGCCAGATCCTATTTTATCTAAAAGATTAACAGTTTTTGCTCTCGCAACAGCTTCTTTTTCTGCTTGATTTCTTTTAGCAATAGCTAATGCTAATTCAATAGTTGAACCATCATTTATTAAATTTTGTTGTAATAATTGTTTTGCAGTTTCATTACCTATTTCTTTTCGGGCTGCAAATATTTGTTTAGCTAATTCAGCTTGTCTATTTGTTGCAGCTAGAGTGTCAAACGCTGCTGAATCTGTACCAAAAATTCTGGTTAAAGATTGAGCTACTGCACCAGAGCCAAATTCTTTGAAAGCACTTAAAGCTGCTATTGCTTCTTCTTTTGTTATTTGTAATCGTTTAGCTAATCTATCTACATCAGCAGCAAGTATCTGGGTACTTCCACTTGTAGTAATAAATTGAGTATTTAAAGTTGCTAAAGATTCATTAAATTTTTGATTTTTGTCAATAGCAGAGCCTAAAGCAGTACCAAGAATTGACAAGGCAAAACCAAATTGTCCTCCTATTGCTCCACCAGCAAGTCCACCGATTCCACCACCAACTGCTGCTGCACCTGTTTGTCCAAAAAGCAAAGGAAATGCACCACCAATAATTGCACTACTAGCTGTGCTTCCAAGTTTTTGCCTTCTTGCCCTTCTTTTTTCTGCAAGTTTATTTGCTTCTGCTTCTGCTTTTTTTCTTAAAGCAGCTTCTTCTTTAATTGATTTCTTTACGAATCCATTTGCTCTTTTCTCAAGAGTTAACTGACGTTTAGTATTAGCTGCTCTCTTCTTACTTGCTCTACCTCTTATAGCTTCAACTTCTTTTACAAGTTTCTTTTCGTTTTCTAAAGCCCGTGCAATTTTTTCTCCCACAGGAGATGTTTGTCCTGATAAAGATAATGACCTAAATCCTCCTCCTATTCTTGATCTTTGACTCTCTCTTATATTTCTTAAAACATTTGTTTTTATTGCTCTTTGATTTTGAGCAGCAATGCTTGAATCAACTGTCTGATTAAAATCAGCAAACCCAGAGCCAAATCTACCAATTCTACTTTGAAGTAAATTGTCTCTAACCCTATTTCTTAAGTCTATCGAAGGTGTAGGTGTATCTAAAGTTTTAAATTTAGAACTAATTCTTGACCTACGACTTTCTGCAACATTTCTTCTAACACGATTACTACTTGATGATTGAGCAACACCAAATCTTCTAGTTTCGATCTGTTTTAAAATACGAGCTTCTTCAGTTAATTGTTTATTTAATTCTTTTTGTGTTTTTACTAAAACTTCTCCTGCATTTCTAAATGTTGTTGTGCCAACTGCTGCATTTTTTAGTGCTATTCTTGCTTTATTAACTGATTCAGTTAAATTATTTATTGTTTTTGGAAATCTATTTCCAATAATATTTGGTTTATTTAATCCTTTAACTTCCTGGGTTATCGCATTTATTTGTTTTCTAAGTCTTTGTAATTCTTTTGCACCTTTTAAAGCAACAGCAATATCTACGTTATAATTAGCCACTTGCTATAAAAACTAAAACATTTTCTCTATATTACCTCCTTTTACCTCTTAAAGCATTAGATCTTTGTGCTTGTTCTCGTTGTTTTTCATATTCTTCACTTTCTAACTCTGCATAAGCAGCCCAACCTATCATCTCTTCAATAGTAAGAGTTTGACATAACTCAGCTACAGTTTTATGTAATGTTTTTGCTAAAGAAAAAAGAAATTGCCAATCTTTATTAGCTTTTTAAATCGGCTTTGGCCTCTGCAACCTCCTTATCAGCACCAGCACTAATCATAGCTAACTGTATTTCTTCAAGAACAGAAACCTCAACTTCTCTTCTTAATGATGCTTTATCTCCATCTTGAAAAACTTTTTTACCATCCTCATCTAATGCTTTTTCTATCATCATCTGCAAAGCATAATCATTTACATCATCTGATGATTTCTTTTGTATTGCTTCTCTTTCTGCAATAGTTAAAGGATGCCAATAGATAGTAAGAATAATCTCATTATCTTGTTTAATTTCATGCTTATAAAGTTGGGAAATTCCAAACTTGTTTTTGAGTAGGTCTACTGCTCTAGTCATATCAAAATTATATTACTTTACTATATTAAGCGTTAGCGGTAAATTGGCAAGATATTAAGCCAAGAAAATGTGAAGAGTCATCTAATTCAATAGGAGCAGGGCCAACAACATCAAGCACTCTAGGATCACAACTAAAAGTATCAGTATAGTTAGAAGCATTAACAGAAGTAAGTCCATCAATAACTGCTTCGCCTAATGCAGATAAAGTTGAACTACCTTTTCCTCTGGGAACATAAATATTACATTGAATAACACCAGAATAAAAGTCCTGTGATGCTCCTTGTGTTTGTGTTGTTGCCTGTGCAAAATCAACTGACATGACAATATATTTTTTAGTTTTTCCTGGTGTTTTATAAACCATGTTGTCATAAACCATTTCAACAGTAGCGTCTACTGCTGCAACTGCGTCTGTTACTGCTTTTTCAAAAGCTGCTCTTGTGTTAACTAAAGTCATGGATCAATGTAATCAACAAATTTGTCATCAGCACCACCAAATAAACCAAATCCTTTTAAGTTTCTAACATTTCTAGATGGATATTTTACTCCAGAACCAAATGTACCAACAGCTAATTTTGGTTTCTTATCTGTAAATGTTTTTTGTATTAGATCTCTTAATTTTCCTTGAACATATTGAGGAATATCACTTTCATTAGAAGCCAAAGCTCTAGCTGCGTATTCTGCTCTATTTCCAATATATACTTTTGAAAAAGTTTTAAAATTAGGTATTGAATCCATAAATCTAGGTTCTACTACTGCATTAGGATTTCTTTGATTACCAGTTCCCGTAGCTCTAAGAGTACTCCAGGGAGTAAAATCTTCTCTTTTCTGATCTGGTCTAGGTCTTTGTGTACCTGCTGTCCAGCTTGACATAAAAAATCCAGTATCTATTGGACTAATACTTTTGCTTTTAGAAGATAAGTCACTTAAAATTCCTTTTACTAAAATATTTAAATCTCTCTCTAGATTACCAGTAAGATCTTTTTCTATATTTTCAATGCCTCTAGCTTTAGCCATTAGAACCTCACCAATATTGTAAACAGATAAGTTTGTCCACCTTGTCTTGTATCTATATTAACTATCTGCGCCACTCTTGTAGATCCAGCATAAGTTAATGTAATTTCATCATCAAAACTAGGTTGATTATCGTCAATTAGATCAGGTGTAATATAAACTTTCGCTTCTCGTCTTTCCCTACCATCATCTTCTGTAGAAATTACAAACTCAACAGGAGCATCAAAACTATAAGTTGTATCGCTTGTTGAATATGCACCCGTAGCTGTGTTATAAGTACCAGATGCTTTTCTTGTATAAACAATAGAAGAATCGAAAGAAGCTCCCAAATCAGCGACAACTTGTTTTGCTACTTCTTTAAATAATGAATCTAATTGACCTGCCATTATCCTCTAACCACCCTTAACTGAAAACTACCAGCACCACCTAGTACATAAGCTCCTAAATAACTTTGTAACCACGGGTAAACATCAAATACATTATTAACAGCACCACTTCCCTGACTATCAGTATTGTATTTAACCTGTATATCTCCTAACTTCACTTCAGAAAAATTACCATCAGTTCCACTACTTCCAATAATTGCATCAGTATCATTTGCTAATGCAAACGCTAATTCAAACTGTGCATATTTAATATTTTGAGGAATTAAAGTACAAGCTAACTCAACTCCATCTACCTGATAATTAGTTCTAGGAAATTTTAATGCCTGTCCATCGTCACATCTATCTCCGTAATAAACCAAAGTATCAATCCATCTAGTCGCTGCTATAAGTGCTCTATTCTTTTTATCATCAGCTTTATTATCCCATTGAGTAGAACTTGGAACAGTCTCAAAATATGAGTCTGCTTCAGCTAATGTGACATAACTATTAGCATTAGCTCCTTTTATTGTTGCATCTATAGTTGCTGCCACGATTATTTAGTAATTTAGTTTTATTGTAGCGTAAAGAAAAAACCCCACCAATAATTGATGAGGTTTTATGACCACTAATTTAACTTTAGATTATAAAGTTGAAGTATCAAGTGGTGTGTTAACTGTTAACTGAACAATAGGAATTAGATCAGCGTCATATGTTAATGCCCACTTACCAGAAGCTCCTAAGTTGGAGTTTGTTGGGTTGTCAGAAGCATCATTCCACTTAGTACCCATGATGTGATAAGTACTGTGATAGTCAACTGAAAGTACATCCTGCTTAGAAAGTACGTTGCGATCAGCTTCAATTGCTAGATCCTGCTGTACACCTTCAAGAACTGTTCCTGACTTGATTAAGTAGCAGTAAAATTCTTTCTGATGTCCACTTGAACCAGGAACTACAGAGTTAACTGAAGAATCAACAACTACATTCATTCCTGCAAATTGGCCTACTTGTCTATCAGTAATGCCAACACCACCGCCACCCCATTGGATGCCAGTTCCAGTTGATAATGCAGTTGTAGAGAATGTCAACATACCAACCTGATATAGGTAGTAAGCAACAGAAGGATGAACTACGATTGTATCTAGTTCTTCGCCTCTTTCTCCAAGAAGTGATCTTCCTCTAGCAACTGTAGCTGCTGTTAAGAAGTTAGCTTCAGCAGCACCAGTACCAGCTTTTGCTACATCAAGAGCATTAGCAGATAAAGCTGAACCAAATAAACCATGAAGATGGAAAAACAAACGTGTTGAATTTAGTTTGTTTATTGCATCTGCAAGCTGATCTCTGATGTGACCCATTGGATCTTCACCAGCAGCTAATACAGCTACATCATCTACAGCATACGCAAAACCTCTATGACAGATAGTTGCGATCTGTGTTCCTGTACCAATTTTCTGTGGTGTTAAGTAACCACCATTGCTAGTACCCCATGTAGCAGTACCATCAATGATTTCTTCAGTTGGTGAAACAGGATTAAATTCTGGAACTTGTATTCTTGTTCCACCTTCTCTTGAATCAAGAAGTGGGTTACGAACTACAGCACCAGACTGTATAAACGCACTACGTTCTTTAATTGCTTCAGAAACGTAAGCAGCGAAATTATTTCTCTTAACGATATCCGCTAGTAGGACACCGCCAGAATAATTCTGAAACGGAGCAGCCATTCAGATTTACCTTTTTAAGTTTTGCGATACCCTAATCACAGATAAGGGGGTCAATTTCACAGAAATTAACTATTTAGTTTGAGCCTCTTGCTTGAGCACAGCCGCAAGGTCGGGGTTCTGATCCAATAGTACCATTTGTTGAGTGACATTGCCTGTTTTCCAAGGATTTGTCTGTCCTCCACCAACATTACTTGTTGGAGTAGGTTTTGCTCCCATACCAGCAGCACTACTAGGTTTAAAATGATGTTCCCAACCACTACCAGGGTTTTTGAGACTTGTAAGATAAGCACCTAAATCTTGCTCAACTCCACCATTAAGAACAACAACCTTACCATCAGCATTTTTTTGTAACTTTCCTTGTAACAATGACAGAGTTTGTTCTGCGTTTATTGCTCCAAGATTACTAATAGCTGCTAATGCTGTTGTTTTAGTAGAAGCTACCTCATTAGAAGTTTTCATTTCTTCTAACTGTTGAGATAAAGTCATTATCTTCTGTTCTTTTTCTTGTGCTGTTTTATTAGCTTCTTCCCACAATGTTTTCCATTGTCCTTGATCTTCTAATTCTTGTTTTCTTTGTTCGTCTTTTTGTTTATAAACATCATCTAATTTAGTTTTGATGCCTTTAAATTTTTCTTGTGCTTCAGTAGCTTCTTTTCGTGCAGCAGCTATTTGTGCTTCATATTCTGCTTTTACAGAATCTAAATTTGGGGCTGTTGGTTGTGAAGGAGTTTCAGCCACAGGCTGTTCAGCAGGAGTCACAGACTCAGGCTGAATTACTTTTTCTTCGATCATAATTAATTTTCAGTTGTTGTTGTAATAGTTTTCTTTTTAGATGACTTTGTTACTGATTTTGTTTCAGTTGATTTGCCAAGGTCTGGTTGAAATTCAACCATCTCCCATCTAAAAGAGCCATCGGATTGCTCAACTTTTTCTAAAGTTTTTGCCATAGTAATTTATGTACTTGCTTCTTAGTTTACCAAACTATTCAGATTTGACCTCATTAGCTGAAGGTAACACTTCTCCCTGTACTAAAATATCTCTAAACTCTTCTCTATCAATAACTTGCTGATCAAATAGAGATGTTAAAGCTGTAATATCCTGTCCAATTAATCTTTCAATATCGAAATCTCTACTAATTTTTACTTCTGGTGGTTCAATACCTACATAATCAGCAGATAAGTTAAATGCTTTCTGTAGTTTTTGCTCTAATTCCATTGAAACCATTGCAAGCATAGAATTAGTATCTACTCTGTCTAATCTTCTAGCATCAGCACTTTCAGCTACAAACTTTTGTTGTGATAGTGTACTAATTCCTAAAGTAGCCATTTGCATTTGTAATTCTCTTATCTCAGCAGATTGAGCTTCAAATGCACTACTAGCTGGCTCTACATAGTAAACTTTATTTCCTGGTTGGGTTGCCATTGCATAATTAACAGATATAGCAACATCTTTAGTCTGATCATCATATCCTTCCATTACTAACATCGGTTGAGATGCAACATGCAAACTATGAATTAAATCTGCCTGTCTTTGGAAATGTGCAAGATTTAAATATGCAATATCTAGTAAAGGTGGTTTGCTTACTAAATTATCTGTTTTACCAGAATAAATAGTAACTAATGGTATTTCTCCTAAAGAAAATTCTCCTGATTCTACTAATTTAAAATCTTTTTCAGCAGTTGAAGCATCAAACTCTCCAGCATAAGAATTATCTGCAACATCATACATTTCATCAATCTGATCTTTTTTACGAAATAATCTATATTTTCCAGGTTCTATTACTCTAATTTGATCATATACTTTTTCTCCAAATGCACCATCGGGTAAAACTGCTTTTTCTGCAATTCTAGCCTGTATAAGATTTCCATAATTTGATTCTCTATCTAATCTCCAACCATAAAGATTTGTAGGATCTATTTCGATCCAATAAGGTCTACGATTTTGTTCCCTTTCTTCTGCAAGTGTTAACGCACCAGATGGAGCAGGATAATCTACAAGAATATGACTTTGACCATAAGTAAGAGAACACATCAATATTCTTCTTGCATATTCATCTAAATCTGATTTACAACCATCAACATCCATTTTGAACATTTCAGTCCAATATGGATCTCCAGTTAAAGCGATGGGTTTTCTGAGAACTAAACCTGTAGCTGCTCTTATTAATCTTTGAGTAAAAGGACTAAAAACAGCACGATTTACTCTAGCCATATAAGCGGTATAATCTTCTCTTGGTTCTAATGGAAGAAACGCTTCACTATTTTCTCTTAAATATTCTGTTCCTTCACTAACAGCTTTCATTATTTCCCATCCTTTCATCATATCCAGCACGGCTCTGGTACGAGTAAAAGGACTATCACCACCACCTACAGTTGTAGAGGTGACAATATTTGTTCTAATTTGACCTGGGATTGCATAAGTCATTGATTAACACCTCCATCTTTTAAGAGCTAAATTTATTCTGCTGTTTGGATCATTTTTTTTCTTAGTATTTTTCATTTTTCTTTTCATTCCTTCCATTCTCTCACAAAAATTCTTTCTTCTTCTTTTTTCTGATTCTGTTAATCCACTCTTTTTAGTTACTGGTGCTTTAAGATTACTTCCTGTGGCACGATTATATTTAGCTCTTCCTTTTGCAGTCAATCCACCCTTCTTAGACTTTTCGCCTCGTCCAACTGATAAACTGACTCCTTTTTTGCGTGGCATTATTTTCCTACCTTTGCCTGTGCTTTTTTATGGGCTTGCGTAAAAGTATCTCCTGCTCTCATTCGCCTTTTCATAAACTCCATATGCTTATCGCTATGGTGTTCAGAATGTTCTTTTAGTTTATTTTTTTGACGGGTAGTGAGTTTCACTTCTTTTTCCTTTTTTTCTTTTTAGCATTTAACTTTTTTAAGTCAGCACCAGTAATCTTATCCCGTGGTGGAGCAACAGCAGCAAGTTTGCGTTGCTTCGATGAATAAGATCCTTTAGGCATTAGATAGCGTTTGAAATCGTTCCATTAGTGATAAAACTAACCGATATTGTTTCTAAATCACCAGTTGTAGCAGATAAACTTGTTCCTGTAACTAAACCTGCAAAACTTACTTTTTTAGAACCGGATGTATCTAAGAACAATTCAAATTGTGCATCGCCAGGATCTTCAGCAGTTAAAACATCATCAATAAGAGTTTCAGTTTCATTTCCACTAGCTGCTGTATATAAGAAATCAACAGTACCAGAACCGGAGACTAATCCACCTACATGTTTTCTAAATGTATCACCCTGTGATGTTATTTCCAAAGTGTCTTTTGTAGTATCTAATGTCCAACCTGTAGTTGATACGATTGCTTCAGTAGTTCCAGTTCCGTTTTTGAATTTAACAGAACCTTCCTCTCCACGAAAAAATGCCATGATCCAATGAAAAAAAGAGTATTTATAGATAGTTTAACTTGTTGTTGACTTTTTTACAGTACCTTCTGTCAGTTTTCTTTGATATTGTTCACATCTGACATCCCACAGAGCAGGATTTCGCTTGCCTTTGACTGCTTCGATGATGTCGAGCATTGCGTCAGTAATTTCTGTCATTTTTTCTTTTTAGTAGTTTTTTTACGCCTATGTTGATAGGTTATCTTCTTTTTACCAGTTTTTTCACGTTTAAACCTTTCTTTCTCACTTTTCGTCATTTCCCCTACAGTCTTAGGTGTCTTACTTGATACTCGTTTACTAGGTCTGCAAGCTGGATAACCTCGTTTTTCACCTTTTGAACGACCACAAGGTTTGCCAGTTTTAACATCAACCCAATTCTCTTCAAACCAACGAGTCAAGCCACCTTTAGCTCTAGGATTTGGTTTACTTTTTGCCACCTTTCTTTTTAGTAGTAGGTTTCTTCTTTAATACTTTATATGTTCCACCACGTTTTTTGTATTCTTGAACAAGCCAAGCATTAGCATAAGCAGAAGGATAAACCTTAAACTTACGCTTCGCTGCTTGTTTTACTCTTTCGTAGAGTTCTTTATCCGCAGGAACATTGACCACGTTTTTTACCTCCCTTTTTCTTCTTCTTTTTCTTTTTTGTTGTGGATTTCATTGATCCACCATAACCATAAGCCATAAGAAAAAAGTCTCTTAGTAGATTCTAAACGAAGTCTGTCCTAATGTCTCTGGTTTTGCAAGATTGAATTGTTGTAGACAAAGATAACCAAAAGCATCAAAAGCATGGTCTACACCCAAATTCTTATTAGGTAAACCTGTATTGGGAGCATATGTAAGTGTTCTAAGTGATTTTATTAACTCTTTACATCTTGGATGTATAAATGTTCTTTGATCTCCATTTGCATCTAATAAAGCAGTATTAACAGCAGTAATCTTATCTCTTATCTTCCAGGGTGCTTTCGGACTTAAAACAGTAAAACCATTACGTCTGAGAATAGTATGGTCAGTAACACCAACTCCACTTGTTTTTCTTGCACTACCCGTAGGGTCAGGACAAGCAATAACTCTTCTTTCTACCCCATAACGTCTAACAACCTCTTCTGCAAAATCCCAAGTTGTAGCTCCACCCGTCAGCATGATCTCATCAAACACATATAGGTTATTGTCATGCTTGTAAGCACAAATTCCGGCCATAGGGTCAACGTTAAAATCTAAACCGATTAACAAAGGAAGCATATTTAGATCTTGTACCTGTTTATCAATATTTTCATCAGTAAAGCTAATAGCAACTAAACCAGTTAAATTCTCAAAACTAGCTTCAAATTCCTGTCTAAATGTTCTCGCATCTAATTGGCTTCTAGCCGCTTCTACCTCTTCAGCCTTTACATTACCCCCTTCAATCGTAGTAAAACTCCATCTCTGCCAATCATCCCACTCTTGCTCGCCACAATAACACCACATATCATAAAACCAACTTGCAGTACCATCAGGAGTAGAAATAAACAAAGCCCAACCTTGTTTATCAGCCAATGCAGGTCTTATAACTTCAGCCCATACGTCCTTATCCATAAATGCTGCTTCATCCAATACAACACCAGCTAAACTTCTTCCCCTTAATGCCATCGCATTCTCAGTACCCTTCAACTCAATACTCGACCCATTTATCAAATCCAACCTCAGATCAGTCTCATTCTTTGCTTTAACCCACACTTTCGGCACTAATTTCTTCAGTTCCTTCCACGCAATATCCTTTGCCATCCTATAAGTAGGAGCACAATAGAAATATACTTCACCAGGTCGATTGATTGCTCCCCTAAGCAGTTCAATACAGGATAAATATGACTTCCCAAACCTTCTTCCTGCAACCAGCACCCGAAATCTTTTATCACAATTAAATACCTCCCCCTGTGCATACCTTAAACTTATATCATTTGCATTTTTAACTGCCATAAACAATAAAATAACAGAATTTTCAACTAATACCCCCTATTTATAGCTCATTTCACCTTTTTTAGGTTATTATTTCATTAAATACACCTCGCAAGTAAGTCCGTGGCTTCTTCTACTTTCCCAGAAAACTTTAACGATAACTCAATAGCACAACCAGTAAAAAAGAAAGGTCGCTCTGCTTTTTCCGATGTCCTAAAACGTTCTCAAAGACTATACGCTCGCCAATTAGAAGGTAAAACAACAAGACAATTAGTAATAGAACACGCAAACATAGAAGGAGTTTCAGAAACTATAGGCTGGCAAGATTGGAATAGAGTAAAGGTCTGGAATAACGAAGATTGGGAAAAAGATAGAGAAACTCTTCTTCCCAGACTTCAAGCAATGAGAATAAGATTATTCAACAAAGCAGTCAAAAAAGGTCAGCTTCAAACAGCAGCACAAATCTTAGACTCACTAGGCAAAGTTATAGGTGAATCCGTTGAAACAGTTAACATCCAAGCTCCAGAATTAGCTATTCGCATAGAACCAAAAAATTAATCAATATATATTTAAGTTCCCCACCCTGGTCTATAAAAAAAATTTTTGTACTACTACACCCCTAGGGTCTATAAAAATCCTCTGGAGTCCATAGAAAGGCCTTAGAGTGAACGCTAGTCACTAGGAGTCCTAAGAAGTATATAAAAGTAAATAGGAGTAAAAAATTTGTACTCGGAGTCTAAAAAAATATAAATATATTATTTTGAGTATTTGATAGTAGTTAATAGTATATTTTCTGGTATACTATTAATAGTTATGTATTTTTAATTATTCTTATATGTTCACTTCTCTTAGTTCTTTTTTTAGTTCTGGAGTAACAACACTTAGAAAAATTACAGACTACATAACTAAGTAAAAACAAAAACAAACTTTCAAACCAAACAATGACATCGATTAATTTATTCCCAACTGAGGACAAGCAAACCCTAAGAGCAAACAAACTCAATATAGAATTTGCATTTGCATCTTATTCTAGTTATCTAACAATCAGAGATAACAACAAGGAACTAACTATTTATCTTGATG